TTATCTGCAATCCACTCAGGTGCACAGTAAGACATTCTATTCTTACCTGTCATTTTCCAACCTTGTCTAAGATATTCTTCAACTGCAAGTTCATCAACCCACTGTCCAACTTTCTTTGTAACAGCAGCATTACCAACTTGTGCAGCAGCCGCAGCTTTCTGTGCTGCAGTATAACTAAGATCATCAATCTTTTTTGCTACTTGCTTCTCTTTATACATCTGGAACTGACGAACTGGAAAACCCACAAGATCACCCAACTCTTCTATCTGTGCAAGATTTAGCTTAACAAAATTAAGATTATTTTCTTTAGCTAGCTGTAATACAGCAGTAGTCTTACCAATACCTGATTCACCTACTACTTCAACAGCTACAGGATTCTTACCTCCTTCTTGTAAGAACCTATTGTTCTTTACTATGTGGTTAACAAAACCTTTTAATTCATCAATATTTAAATTTACTTGTGCCATAATTTTAATTTAATTGTATTTTAAGACCTGGTAAGTCTTCATTAATATTGCAACGAGAACTATGTACCCATAAGGTATTATGTGGACAGTTCTCCGGAGAGTATGCCTCTCCATCTGTTAAGTATATAAGGGCTGTATATTTTCCCTTTCTTTCATTAAAGTGATCTATAACAGGTTGAAAGCTTGTACCACCTCTACCTTTGATCTCCCAATCCTTTCTTGGATTGAACTCTTCTACTGAATTTAATTGTGTATCACATTGCGCAACTGTAATCTTGTGACCAGTCTTATGCATATGTACCAACTCATTCATAAATTCTTTTAGTTCAGAATTAGATACTGATCCTGATGTGTCAACACCAACTAGTATATTATTCTTAAACTTTATCTTTAGACCCGGATTTTCTACATACCTTTTGTTATACTTACGTCTTAACTTCTTGGTGTATGATACACTAGAGTTACCAACAAATCTTCTTAAGTATCCTTTCCAATCAAACTTTGGAGGTTCAATGTGTCTAAGTCTACTGATAAGATCTGCAAGCTCGCCTGGTATATTACCACGTCTCTTTTCAGTCTGTTCTGCAGTTTCTTTCATCTGATGCTGCACCTGTTTTTCTACAAGCTTCTGCTCAGCTTCTGTAAGATCTTCAAACTCTTTCCATGTACCATGACAATACTGACTATCACCATCCATTTGATCTAGTAAAGAGTCTAATGATGGGCAACTACCAGATTTTTGTTCTTGGTTAAGTAACTCATAGTACTTAGTAGTACCAGCTTTCTTTGGAAGATTCAATTCAGGAAACATATCAAGAGTTAAACCACCTTCAGGTAATTGATCTTGAGATATATACTGATTGATCTCAAGATCTGCAGCAATATTAAATAACTTATGATTACTAAACCTATCTCTCATTGTTATATGTCCAAAAGATACATGTAATAATTCATGTTTTAATAATCCTATCCTTTGCTTCTCATTAAGATCAGCAAAGAAACCTGGGTTAATAGATAGTTGAACACCTATACCATTTTTACTCACACCTGCAGTAGGTATGTCTTTACGTATTTGTTTGTTTAGTCCAATCAAAAAGAGCCCATAATAGGGCTCATCTAAGATTAGAGATTTACTTGCTCTAGCAAGAATATCTGATATATTTACCATGCTAATTCTAAATTAATTTTCTTTACAAAATTTTTATCACTCATACTATTTAAGTACAACATAGTTATTTCATATTCTACTATTCTTTTTTCTATGTTACTAATAGATCCTTTTCTAAGAATTTGAAATAAATCACTCCAAGGTTTACACTTTTCTCTAAGATCACTCATTCTTTCTAAAGCTTCTGTTTCTGTATTCCAATTTTCTGCTTTACTAAGTTGTGATATAAAAGTACTTCTACGTTGAGCATCCAATGACTTAGCTATTGCTATTATCACCGTATCAGAAACATCTATATTTATAAGATTAGATATACCTACTTGCATATCTTCATCTGATCCGTTTATTAATCTTTTATTTTGTAAATATAATTCTAAAGTTAATTTAATCATTTATTTTCATTGTTTTTAATGCCCATATAGGCGTTTTATTACTATTAAGAATGTCTAACCATTCTTTTGCAGTAGGAATGTAATTATTACAATCCTCTCTTACATGTTGCTCTGCAACATATCTAGTATATACAGTTTTACCATCTGAATTTTTAAATGACTTACCAAATCTATCTTCACAAGCAAAGATACCTTCACTGTGATGTCTAAACATTCTGTGCATAGAAGAACCTAACCAACTTTTAGTTTCATCCATCCAATCATGGATGTGGTTATAGTCTTCAGGTTTACCTCCAAACTTTCTTGCAGAAGATTTAGAATGCAATAATGGATGAGCCATTATGCTAAAGCTTCAGTAATAGGATTTTCTTTTATAGGATACTCATAGTCTTCTGTATGCCTTTGAGTATGATGAATAGTTAATTCTCCTGTATCAACATTAATTTCTAAACTTCCATAACCACCATCATTGTTGACCCAGTCCCACTCAACATTTCTACTTATAAAACTATAAAGTACTTCCTCAAATATATTAAGAAAGTCAGCAGGAACAACATCTTTGTTCCATTCTTCTTTACCATCTGCATTAATAATATATGCATCAGCACTATCAATGCAACCATCATCACCACCTCCACTATAATGTATTTGAATTCTTACTATCCCTAGATCTTTTAGTTCTCTTAGTTTTAGTTTTTGTTTTATTGTTAGATTTTCCATTTTTAATTATTTTAATTTCAACACCCGGATTCTGTTTATCATACACATACTCTTCAAAATGTGGTAACATGAATGTCATATTATCATCTTCAATCCAACCATGCTTTACCATGTCATCTTGAACCGTTTGTGCAGGATTTATATAATCAAACTTGTGCCGTGTACCTCTATAGAATTTAAATGATATTGTAACAGGAAGATCATGCTTTGCTAACTCTTTTACAAAAGAAGCTGCATGCTTCTGATAATGTTTAGCAGTGTCCTTTCTATACTTCATAACAGTTTTACTTGATATAAAATATTTACCAGTCCACCTTCTACCATTTTTACTTGAGGGTACATTCCCCGGTATAAACCATTTCATTGTCTTAAGTTTTTAATTAATAAAGGTTTGAGCATGCTATGCACTGCATCAAAACCATGTTCTTTAACAGCATCTGATAAATCTTTACAACTATCTAATGCAAAGCCGTTGATCTGATATAGTTCTTTATATCTATCTATGGCCTTACTACCTGCTGTATCATTGTCAAACAAAGTTATAACTTTTTTATACTTATCCTTAAGATTTTGGATTATATACGGTTTGATTACTGTATTCTCTGAGTCAGGAGCAATAACCTCAAGGTTATAACCAAACTGACTAAGACACATTGCGTCTTTCAAAGAAGAACATATAACCAAATAAGGTTGATTATATTCTAACTGATCAAAGCCTTGCAGATGTGCATTGATCTTTATAAATTTATATTTTTTTTGTGACGGTTGGTATATTTTATAAACTTTACCATCCTTGTCAAAGTAACCATATAACTTTGGATACTCCATCCTAATAGTTTTTACACCATCAGAATCATCTTTTGACATAGTATAATATTCAAGAGGTTTTACATTATATTTATCTAATGTTAACTTACCAATGTTAAACTGTAACCAGTATTGCTGATCTAGTTTATTCCATGGCCGTTCACTGCAATAATCAACCTTATATCTAGGATGATCCTTAACCTCTATATTATATTTACCTTTTTCTAATGCAAACTTATTGTAATCATTAATCATTTTGAATACAGCCTTTGAGTAGTCTATACTAAAAAGCTCTTTAATCAGATCAATCTTGTTACCATAGTTTCCTGTTGAGAAATCCTTAAATTTATACTGTCTTGTACTTTTATCAACAAAGACCCACATGCTTGGTGTCCTTTCACCGGGATTAAATATAGAATGTATTCTAACATTTTGTCCAGTTAAACTCTCTGGTAAATCCAGATAGTATTGAAATACCCAAGCACTTGGTACTTTGCTTTCATCAGATACAAGATTCTTTGTACTAATCATAATAAATGAGGGGGCACTACACCCCCTCTATTATTTATAGTTCAAAGTCAGATCCACTACCCTTTGTTCCTTCAAATGAAGAATCAGCAGCTGGTGTCTCTTTTCTTACAATCTCTCTAAGATGCGTAGACTTATCATATGTCATAAGTCTAGACTTAGAACTATCAGTATCCATAGCTTCTACAGGAACTCCATCTTTAGATGGTCTAGGCAAATAAAGATCATCATTAATATAACCTTCTTTATTTTCCCATTGTCTTGAACCTATACAAGCATTAAAGAAATCACTATTAGCAAATAACCCAGATGCTTTTGTCATAAAAGCTTCTATTGTATCTGCCTCAATAGCATCTAGTGCATCTCTTTTACCTAATTGCTCAGATAAAAAGATCATAGACTTTAATACTTCTTGATCTCTAGATACTTCACGCCCACTTGGGAGTGTTGCATCTTTATATGGATATGGACTCATTCTAACTCTACCAACCTGGCCTTCATATCTACCTTTAGATTGGTCATTCATGTCTTTATAAAAACCTTCAAAGTCTCCTTTAACAGGTTCTGTTTCTACATGTAGAGTAATATTGTACGCTTCAGAGTCATATGGTGTTTTATCAAATGTAATAGAATTAACTCTAATAACTTGATTACCTGGACTCATTACTGGTTTCGGTCTGCTTGATCCAGCAGACATATCTTTTGTATTTAACATAACTTTACTTTTTACTTCATTCATAACAATTAATTTTCATAGTTTGTAATACAATCCTTTACGAATTGTAAATCATTAGGTATAAAGGAATCATCAAACATTCCCATTGGAGACTTACATGTGTTCTCTCCATTATTTTGTGTATCAAACCCATATTCTAATGAGTCTTCATTCTTCTTAACTCTACCAAATAAAACGATAGAGAAAAGACCCTCCAATGTTAAAGTATTATCTATCATCTTACCAATAGTTTTAGCTTTAACCTTTCTGTGTCCATTAATATCAGTTGATTCTTCTGAATGAGTTAAGAAAAATATAGTCAGATCATCTCTCATATCTTTAGGCATCTTAGCAACTTGTGCTAAGTTTGCTGCAATTTGAGTAAACTTATCATAACCCTTTTCATTAGCTCTATCAAAATATTCAAAGCTGGACATATATTGCCAATCATCAATAACTAATGTATTGATATGTGGCATCTTATCATTTACATGCATCATAGCCTTAACTATACCATTAGCGGATGAAGCTGAAGTCATATTACCTTTTGGATTTTCCTTACTAATGTTAATGTAATTCTTCTTCCAACCTTTAAATGGTAATGGCTTGTTAGCAATGTTGATAATAAATGTTTCTTTAGGAAGTAAATTCCTAATTGATGTGGACTTTCCAGTCCCTGAGTCTGCAATGACTAATACGCTTTGTGCCATACTTATTTATTTAATTTATTACTTATACTTAATAATGCTCTCTCAATACCTTTTAGTACATCTAGCATATCTCTACCAGTCTCTGGGTCTGGTAATTTTATTTTGTCAAAGTCTTCTTTGATGTCTTTAGTAGTAAACTTCTGTCCTCTACTAGTTACATCATTGATAGTCTTTAACTCTGAAACAGGTATCAGATGTCTTTCAAATCCTGAGTTACTTGTAATTAGTTCATATTCCTCTTTCCAATGTGGATTATGTTTAACTAAATACAAAGTTCTCTTAGGATCTTCAGACTCATACTGGATACTTACAAACTCTGTGTAAATATCTTTACCTTTTTCTAACTCACTTGGAAAAAATGATACATGTAGATCATCTTTACCACTTGGTCTATAGGCCATCTTAGGTATATATAAAGCATTAATTATACCCATAGTTTGGAAATAATCTTCATGCTCTTCCCTTAGCTTGGCTACTTTTTGTTTACGTTCAGCTGGAGTCATAATGTTATCTTTTAATTTTGTACTTATCATAATTATCTTCTTTCTTGCTGAGGCGGTGTGTCCATCTCTGCTATTTGCATTCTCTCAAACTGAGCTTTGAAAAAACTCATTCTTGTATCACCATTTCTGGCTTTTAGAAAATGTAAAACTAGTGTTTTATCATCTTGTATTATATATCTATCAGGACCGTAGAATCTAATCTTTTGTTTAGCTGGACGGTTGATACCTATTAATGTATCAGCATGCTGTAGCATAGCATCTGAACCAAATATATCTGATTCAAGTACATAGTTACCATACTTACCGTCTATTGCTCTATCCGGATTATCTATGTTTCTATTTAATTGTGATAGTGCTATAAACATACAAGGATATTCACGTTTAACTTGTGTAAAAAACTCACCCAGTTCAAATAACATATCTAATCTATTATTTTGATAAGGTGCACGTTTTACAAGTATTGTATGATCTAGAGTTATAATTGTCTTTTGCCCCTGGTGTTCATTCATATACATGTCTACTTGTTCACGCATTTGATTTACAGTCATGGGTGTAGATATAATATCTACTGGACTCTTAACTCTATCTTTAGCATACACATGACATTTATCAAATGTATCCTTACTTAGAATATCACCAGCACTACATAATTGTTTGTATGTCTTACCGGTTATAGAACTAAATTCTCTTAATGCTGAGGTTCTACCTACCATCTCAAATTGAAACTCAAGAACTCTGTAGTCTTCTTCAGGATTAAGAACAAATGACTCTCTAATTATTTGATCTTTAATTAGTGTCTTACCTGACCCTGGTCTACCGCCAATAACAGTAAGAGTATTCCACTCTAATCCATCTGTTACAGCATCATTAAACTTAGGCCATGGTGTTTGTATAGACTTCTCCTTACCAGATTGTCTATCAAGCATATATTTAAGTGCTTCATTAAATGATTGATATTGTCCATGCCATGCCTCTTTCATACTACTTTCTCTTTAAAGTGAGTATCTTCAGGCTCAACACCATCTCTTACCATATCACAATAATCTGCAAGATCAGATGTCCTGACCTTAGATTTATCTTGTTTACTAATAAAATACTGGCTTGTCTTCATATACATATAATCATTGTCCCTGTATGAATTAACATACATACTTGTTGCATCTATAACTTCATCCCAACTGAAATCATAGTTTTCAAAGAACCATCTAAATGAATTTTCTAATGTCTTTACATTTACACGTGCAGGCTTACCACTTGGTAGTTTACCTCCAGGAAATATATCTCTATATTCATTGATTCTTTTCAAGAACTCCTTACCCATAAGTTGGATACTAGTTCTCTTCTTAGCTTTAATAAAGTAGTTTTCAAATCTTGCTATTACTTTATTAGCATCTATAGATAATGAACCATCCTGTTCAATAAAACCTAATGACTTAAGTTGTTGAACATCTGATTGATTATCAGGTAATGGTAATGACAGACTCTTCTTTATTCCGTAAAGAATCAAGAATTGATTGGGTGTCATTTTCTCCTTCAGTATTTGTTGAAATAATTCCCACATAATCTTTAATGTTTTTTAATACAGCTTTATGTACTACCATATAATCTGCTTGATTTGTATCTATCATATTCTGTACTGATTTCACTGTGTGTAATACAGTAGCATGATCTCTATTTATATACTTTCCTATTCTTGTGGTAGTAAAGCCAAGTTTTCTTGCTATATATGAGAAACACTGTACCCATATTAAAACATCTCTTCTTCTAGAATTAACTATCATAGAATCCATATTACTAAGTGATGGATCTATCATTTTAATTGTGTGTAATACAATCTGTTCAAGTTCTTTAAGCTTGTTGGTTATATTTATATTTGCTAGTGCATCTATTTCATCTTTCCACATTTTAGTGTAGTTATTAATTTTAGATGATGTTAGCTTATCTGTTACAATTACTTGTAACTTTCTATTGTATTTTAATTCAAATTGATTGATAAATAACTGAATTTCTTTAGTTATTTCTTTATGTTCTTCTTGAAACATATTATTATTGGTTTTAAAGTTTACAAATATAAGAAATTTTACTATATTTGCCATATGAATACTCTACTTTTGACAGAAAAATTGTTAGTTGTACTTGGTGAACCAAGAATAAAAAAACAGAGGGTTAAAGTAAACCCGTTATTAATTAAAAGATATACAGATGGCAAAGAAAAAAATTAACTTACAGGAGCAAGCAATGAAAGATAGACAAGCTAACATTGCTGCTGCTAAAAAGGCTATGGAAGATAATAAAATAATGGTTGTTGATCCAGAAGCTATTATTAACATACCGTTTACTGGAGGATTTAGAAAATATATAGAAGATTCATTAAACTATATATTCTCTCTTCATAAAGAGGATGAATTAATTGTTGCACTTCATCATATTAAAAATAACTTCAAAGATATAGATGATGATGCACCTGGAAATCCATTAATCAATACATTATGGACTCTAATGACAATTCAAACTGAGTTTAACAGACAAGCTGTTCAACAAGGTCATGTTATTATCACTGAAGAAGAATATGATCAGACTTTAAATAATATGATGGGTCTAATCCAAGAAACAAGTGATAATGATCTTTCTAAAATGTTCAAAGATAATAAAGCAGACTTTGAAGAAATTAGAAAGCAAGAACAAGAATGGAGAGATAAGAAGTCAGATCAAAAGGCTAACGAAGGTTAGATCCAACTTCATCTCCTAATTCTATAATCTCTTGTATTACAGAGTTTAATTCTTCTTTACTACAGTCACCAAAAGATTTGCAGTACTCAGTTCCATTTTTATTGAAACAGAGTCCTGCTTTTCTTTTTACAAGTAACTTCATCTCACTAAAAGAATAACCAAGATCATTTGCAAGTTGTCTAATACTTACATGTATCTTAGCTATCTGTGCATTAGTGCCATTGTCACCTGAGATGCTAACAAATATTTCTACTTTAGCTCCTTCAGGTAAATCTTCTATAAACTTATTGTATATTGTCTCTTGTGCCTTGACATTATACTCCAACTTACCATCACGTTTGGTTAGGTTGGCAAATAAATTTGCTTTCATAATACATCCATACAATTATTCCAATCAAATTCACAATCTGGATAATGTATCTCATTAAACTTTCCCATAATACTATTAAGAATTTTTATAGATTCATCTTGTGATATTGATTCAGGTAATTTATCTTCTATTCCTAATGATCTTAAGACAGCATTAGCTTCTTTAATTTTACTAAGCTTACAATATCTTGTTGAATCATTGTGTATATACATGCCGTAAAACATGCCGCTGCCTTGTTCTATATAAGAAACATCTATTCTTGTAGGAAAAGGCCTTGTCCTTCTAATTATCTTTCTTTCTAGCTGTGTTGCAATATAGAAACCTGCAAGCATAGAAGCTAGTATTAAGATTAACCATAATATTATATCCATTTATTTTTTATTTTTTTTATTTTTCTTATCTATTGCTTCTGCTTGCTTCTTTAGCCACCATTTCAGGTACTCTTCTGCAGTACCTTTCCAGTCATCATCTTTCATTGACTGATATATTTCTTTCATCTTTCCCATATTACTGTTCTTTTTTATAATATTCAATGTAAAGTGAGTCTACAGTATAATAATACTCAGCCTGTAACATATCTATTTCTTTTTGAATCTGTAACTGACGGTGTGTCATTTCCTGTGTAGCAACACATGATGTAAGAAAAACTAATAATACTAATAAATATTTCATAATTAATTATCTAAAGGGTTATAAAAATGTACTTTGTCCTGGTCAAATGTAGATAACGCTGAGTTAACCCATTTAACATCTATGGTATTTGCATAACATAATATATGACAGATAGACTGTTCATATGGCAGCAACCTAAGTAACCTACCTATACGCTGTGAAGTCTTTCTTTCATTGCCATATGCATGCATTATGATACCTTGCTTTAAATCTGGTATAGATATACCTTCACTAAGTTGTAATACACAAGACATCTTGTTTATTCTACCATCACTAAATAGTTCTAAGTTCTGTTCAGATTTCTTATTACTAGAGTGATAACTATAGTCACACATTCTATCTGCTTGTTTCTTTGTATTAGCAAATACAAGACACTTCTGATCTATATTTTTAAGTAGACCTTTTGCATATGCTTCTTTTGTTGGATAATCCATCATAGCTTTCATACGCATTATAGATGCAAATTGCTTTTGCTTCTGTGTCTGTGCATCACCTACACGTGATGTAAAGTAATCATAGTCTGCTTTTTCTGATGTATACCAGAAACCACCATTCTTAGATTTCTTCTTATGTGTTTTAAGTTTAGATAGTTGTAACTCATGGACAATAATCTTGTAATCATTAAGTATATTACTATCTGTAGCATCATCAACACTATAGTTGTATACAATAGGACAATACTTATTGACCATCTTGTATTTTTCTGTGCCTTTCCTTGGTGGTGTACCAGTAAGACCAAGAATCTTACCTTTAAACTCTGATAAAAATGCACTATGACTATCTAGTAAACTATGACATTCATCTAAATATACTATATCATAATCATTTGGGTTCTTTTTATTTAAAGATAGGTATGTTACAAATTGTATATGACCTATTAACTTGTCAGATAAACCCATTTTCATTAGTTCTTCCATCCAAGCATCCATTACAGTTAGCTTGGGTATAACAACTAGTGCTCTTATAAACGCATCATAGTTTTTCTGTAAGTGTTGAATAGCTATTCTAGTTTTACCAACACCCATAGATATACCAAGACCGCATCTTTTATTATTTACTGCAAGATCTAATGCCTGCTTTTGTACTTCTTCTCTCATATTCTTTTATGTGATAATTCTAATTCTATTGCTTCCTTTGGATTCTCTTCTATCCATGTATGACAAGATCTACACACAGAAAGCCAGGTTGTTGTATCATTATGATACTCACCCCTACCTTTCATATGATGTACATCTGTGGACATTTTGGTACAATTAGGCAATGCAGCCTGACACATTGGATACTTTCTCATAAATACCCCGCGTAGCTTAGTATACAATGTATCAAGCTTTTGCATCTTTGTAGATTTAACCCTAATGGGTTTAACCTTTTTTAATTTAAAAGGTTTACCTGCAAGTTTACCCCAGCAGTTTCTACAATATTTATTGCCCTCATGATTCTTCCATATGTACTGATCTGTCTCACAGCCAGCACAATGTTTCTTTTTTGCTTTCATTTAATATCAAAAAAGTTTTTAGGTAAAAGACCTTCAGCAATGAACTTTACAATTAAATGTTCATACTGAATACCAAGTTCTTTTAACGTTAGTTTGTTATTATAATCTGACATATAATAGAAAGGCTCATCATAAAATGCCTTACCTAATTTACTGTTTCTAAAGATAGCAAAAATCTTTTGACTATCATTATAACAAAGCTTTTGTTTCCATCTATTAATAACATCTTGTGATCTTTTCCATACCTTAATGATTCTTCTCTTCTTATCCCAGTGCATCTTTTCTATTTCATCTTTAGTATAAAGTTTAAGACCATGCAACACTCTTTTAAACATAAAGTGTTGTCTTGGATTTAATTTTTGATAGTGTATATCCCTATCATAAGATAAATATTCATCATGTATCTCTATTTTTTTGAGATTCATTATGAATCTACCTCTTTTAAGTTCTAAAATTTGTTTTTCATTTAGCATAATAGTATAGTGTTAAGTTATTAATTAAGTTTGAGTAAAAAAAAAAGAGGGACACTAGGCCCCTCTTTCAAAACAAGTATTATGAATCTTACAATTCAAATGATTCATCTTCAACTTCTACTTCAGCTTCCTCTTGGATTTCTTCAATAGAGTCTTCTAGATCCACCTGCTTTTTATTGCGTCTTGTGGCAACAGGCTTCTCTTCTTCATCATTAGCAGTCATCTTATCAACTTCTTCTTTAGTTAACTTAACTGCTTTTGACTCAACACCATTAGCTTCTCTAATAGCTGCACCATTAGTGTGAGCAATAAGTGTATCATGATCATTCAGATCCATAGAATAGAATGATTTTCTATATATAGGACAGTCTACCTCTCCTGTTTCTGGGTTAACACCTACACATATTATGCCTGTGTCCCCTGCTATCTTAAGATCTCTCTCAGAATTATCTGAACTAAATGGTTCAAATGATTCTCTTACAATGATTTTACCAGGCAATGTCTTTGCCTCAGCCAAACCTGTAGCTTGTAGATCTTCTACTGTACCGTGTATTAGGGTGCTTCTGCTTTGCTTCTTTACCCAGTTACCGTTACCAATAGCTGTTGTATCCTGTACTAATCTAACGTGTCCAAACTCAGGATTATTTTTGGATACTCTAATTACACTACCGTTGTCATCTGCAACAATAGTTACTTTACCATTCTCAGTCATGTCTAAATTGGTTTTA